AGTATTTAGGGTATGCCATTAGCTTGGGCCTATTCCAACAGGTCTATTTTGCACAGCTTCTAGTGCAAGTTCTTGTTCGTTTAAGTCAAGTTGTGATTTTTTAATTTGTAATTCTTGTTGCTTAAGAGCAAGATTGACTGCTGCTTCTTCTTGTTTAAGTTTAAGTTCTTGTGCTTTAAGTTCAGTATCTATTTGTAACTCTTGAGCTTGTAATTGTAATTTTTGTAATTCTACTTGAGCTTTTTGTTGTGCTACTTTTTCATCTAATGTAGGTTCAGGTGGTGGTTGAGGTGGCATCATAGCTGGATTAGATATAAATTGATCTGAGTTTTTATATCCTGATTGAGCTATAAATTCACTTACTGCATTATATATATTTTGTGGTGTAACGATTGATCCCATTCCACCATTTTGTATTAAACCTTGTATTATCTGCATAATAGAACCCATAGTTTGAGTCTTGCTTTGTTGCGAACCTGACCCAATACCTACATTAACAGTACAATTTAGTTTTTCTTTCCAACGAGATACATCTATAGGTACAAATTTTCCGTTAAGATAAGCTATTTTTTGTCTATCTTCGTATCTTTGTACCAGCGAATAAATGTTTCTAAATAAATCTTTAATGCCTGTTTCTGCAAATATACGAGCAATCAACTCAATTCTTTGCATAGCAGACTCAGTTGCTGCTGAGATTGCACCTGAAGTTACATGAGATGTTAATACATCAGGATTTAATCCTTGTGTCATTTTAGATACACCTGATCTTTCTTCTCTAATGCCATCTAGGTATTGTACCATTTGGAACGCATAAGATTGTATTTGTGGTGTAGGTAGTGCTGTAACAGCACCTGGTGCTCTCATTCTTACAATCCCACCTGGTTTAGATGAAAGTAAATCATCTAATTCTACTTGACCTGCTAAAACTGCATATCTAGCATTGTTAGTTAAATACATATTATCGAGAAGATTTCTCATAATAGTTGATTTAATAAGCTGTATATCTTGAACTGTATCGGCAATGCTCATGCCATGAAACTTATGTGGTATTGGTAATGGACAAATAGTTGAAAATGGAATTGAATCTATTTCCTCATTATCCAATATTATACTGCCACCTTTAGTAATTTTTCTAAGTTCTGCTATACCATCGTTATCGTAATCAATATACATATAACATTCTTCTAACCAAACTTTTCTTGATGGCCCTTCTCCTTCTTCTCCTGGAGATGAATCATCATCGTAGCTAAATCTTGTTATTCTTTCCTCATTAAACTCTGCGTTATTTTGTGTATAACTTGGTAGTTCATCAACTAAAGACTTTGGGTATCCTTCTAAAATTAAATCAGATACCGATTTTTTTACTCTATGGCACACAAAACTAGCATCTTCGACAGAAGTAGCCCTTCTTGATACTAAAAATTCTTCAGGTGGTACAGATAAAACTCTTACCTGCCCATCGGTTTTAGTTTTTTTAACTTTAACATCGTGTTCAACGATAGCTGGAGATATCAAAGTGCCAAAATCATCGACTTGTTGTTTTTGTATTACAATCTCAGTATGTTCTATGACTTCCATATCATCATTAGCAAGAATAGATTGGTATTCAATTTCAGTTAAGTTAGTGTAATTTTCTGTAGATACTTCTGTTTTTTCTTCCCAAAAATGCTTAATAACACCTGTTTTAGATATTAACGCATCTTTGAAGGCATCATATAGGACTTTAAAGCCGTTATTTTGCTTGTTAAAGACATAATTAACATAGTCAGTAGCTTGTTGTGCCATTTGCACATCTTCAGGGCCTTGTGGCTCAAATTCAGCTACATTGTTGTGCGTGGTAAAAATACGCATTAATGATGGCATAATATATTCTATTGTATCCCTAACATCAGTAGTAACGATTTCAGACCTACCCTCTATTTCATTACCAAACTTCTCACCAAGATAATACTTCATAGCATTTTCTCTTTGTTCTGAAAGCTCAGTATTAAAATTGCCAGAAGCAGACTCTATTTCATTACTTAGTTTTGATGCTAATTCATCATCGGTCATTTTTTTAGCCATTTATTTTCCGTACCTATTTTTAAATTCTTGTGCTTTTTTTCTTATTCTTTTAGCCATTTCCTTTTGTGATTTAGGAATCTTAGTAACAGTAAATCTTCCTTCTGCATATTCTAATAATTCAGATTTTCCTAATTTATCCATTAAAGATGTAGACTGTGGTAAAGTCATTTTCTTTTTTTTACTAGCCATATTATCTCCTATACGACAGCTACATCAGGGCCTAATCTGCCCTTATTGTTCCATCGTGATCCTTTAGTTGTTGAATGTCTAAGACTCATGGCAGCATATCTTGTAGCCGACATTAAGTCATCTTTAAGTTTAATTAATTTTCCATCTTTACGATGATACATGCGATACTCCTCAAACCAACTGTAAAGAGTATTGAATACTTTAAATCTACCACTTTCCATACGATCTAGCATTTCCATAAGACCTGCTTCCACCGAATTGCCACCTTTTTTCTCACCAATCGCTGGTGGATTTTCAAAGTGGAAAGGCAGCATATTAACGTAATTATCACGATATTGTTCGGCTAATGTTACACCTGAACCTTTATCGTGTTGGTAGCCATCGTGTGGCCAGACTATAGGAATATAGTCGCTACCTTCCCTTTCATTAATATGTGATGCGTGATAGCTTGGGATTTGTTTACTCATCTTGTAACAATCGTAGACATAAACAATATCCTTATCTCTATCCCAGGCTAACCAAACTACGGCTGTAGGATGGTCGTATCCAAAATCAAGACCTGCAATCCTTGAAAAATGTGGGGGTATGGTAAAAGGATCACAGGCTAGATTATCCTCATCAATAGGAAAGACTAATCCACTTCCTATCATGGGTATGCCCTTTGACCTCATATCACGTTCATGTTGAGGTAGGGCAGCTAAAATCTGTTGTTTCATATCCTCGGTTAGATGTTCTGCATCTTCCCACCCTGCTGTAACTAGGGCTTGTCCTGGTCTTAAATCTGAGGTGAAGTTTTGTACTACTTCAGTCATACCTGACTCAGGGGTAAAAGTCAGGTAGACTTGTCCTCTTTTGTCGAGGGTACGAGTAATACATTGTGAATAGATATCTTGAGGTGGTTCTTCATCTAACCATATAATATCTAAACTCTCCCCCATAAATTTTTCAGCCCCCATTTCATAGGCTTTAAAGGCAACCCTAGACCACCCACCTGTTCTATGTTTTACAAGCACCGAAGAATGTGCATTTGGCACACCTGGTTTTCTTGTTGTTTCACCTATAAGATGTTTAGGAATACTCCCTTTCCCTCTATCTCTTGGGTTGTCAGGTTGCCCAAATAATTCTTTTTGGCATATATCTCGTGTGGTTTCATTACTCGCTCCACATACCCATGCTCTAATAGGTTTATCGTATTTCTTCCCCTTCCACCATTTAGGGTATAATCCAGTCAAATGAGCTGCCATTTCCATAGCACCCACATAAGACTTACCCACCCTGTTAGCTGCCATCAAAAGCCTCTGAGAGGACTCTATACCAGCTTTATGAAACCTTTTTTGAAAGTCGTAGGGTTGGTAGTAGTTTAACCTATTTTCCTCTTGTCGTTTATTAAGAGTTTTTAAAATCTCTTGGATTCTTTCGTTGTTTTGCATATTTGTTCTAACTGAAGATAACATTGTAAATATTGATTATTTTGAGGTATTTCTTTTGCCAAGGGTATAAGTTTTTCTTGCAATATTTTTATCTTATCTTCCCTGGCTGATATGGGTCTTAATATATTATTTATATCTTTGCTTATCTCCCACACATCTCCCCAACCTGTTGTTCTGTTTTTCAATATTCCTCTAAGATAACCAGATAGGCTCACAACCCCTTGTTTTTTATTTTTAATAGATTTTTTTAAATTATTTTCTATATTAGTTATAAACAAATCTGCATTATATTTAGCTTCTTCTTTTTTTGTAATATTCTTGTGTAAAAATTCAACATAAGAAAATTCTGTATCTTCAATTACCTCAACGAATTCTTGCATATCTAGTTTTTTATATAGGTTTAAGAATTTGTTTACCATAGGGTCGGCTACAGTAAACTTAAAACCTGTGTTTATTTCGATCATATGATTAATATAATCTATCAAGGGTTTAATTTCTTCTGTTTTATCTAATCTGCTTTTTAGATACGCTTGGAGCTGCTCTCTTTTTTCATCTGTTTCTTTAAGTTCTTTTTCTTTTAAAGAAATGTAATTTTTATCTGTAATTTTTCTCTTACCTTTGCCGATATTGCATTGTTTGCAAGAAGTAATAAGATTTTCAAAGCTATTATCCCCACCCTCGTAAACAGGCACAATATGATCTACTTCCAAAACAACTCCCTCATCTCTTGGGGTAGCACCACAATATTGACATTTATGGTTATCTCTTTTAAATACCTCAAACCTTATTTTTGGGGATATCGATTTTCTTTTCCCAACCAATTTAAGTTTGCTCTCTTTGTTTTTACACATAATACTCCACCTCAAAGTATATGTTTTTTTAAAATAAAACGCAACATCTTGTGTTTACTAGATTGAATTGGGCTACATCTAGTATATTAGTAACTGCTAATGGTCTTATATTTCCCACCATAGTGTGGATTGATATATATATATAATCTGATTTGATAGAGGGGGGTTGCCACTAATATAATAATATTCTAATCAATGACTCTCTAATATTCTAATTTTCTTATGGATTCCTAATAGGCTTGTTATGGCTCTATAATCAATTAGTAGTAGGTAGGTATATTATTTATATTTAGCGGTGAGTGTGCTATGGCTAACTACTTCCCATAACCTATCAATACAAAGATCTTTGAACCCCTAATAAGTATAACTCTAGTAAAAGCCTAATAATGCTTACTAATAAGCTATAGTAGTTGTTGTATATGTATATAGTAGATATATGACTTAGAATCTTAAGGCGGATTTTTTTATTATACTTGCACAATATAACTTGACAATTAGAAATATTTTATTTAGGTTCTAAGTATTGGAATAAAAAACGTACATGGAGTACATAACAACGAGGATAAATATGACAACACTAACATCAGTAGTAAAGAAAAACCTTAAACAGAAAACTCAATATATAGTAGTCAAATTATGGTTAGATGATTTAACTATAACAGATGTATTCCATAAGAATGAGAATGTATTTGATAGTGGCTCTTTAGCTGATCTTTATTGTGATAATGCACAGAATAGAGAAAAATCTAAAAATGTTCTATATAAGGTTATTAAAATTATTGTAGATAAAAAAGAATAATATATATAATAATTTATTAAAGAGCCGTTTTTACGGCTCTTTTTTTTATCTGTAATTTAGAGCCAATTAGAGCCTTGATATTCTTTTTAGCCAATTTGATAGGATATATCAGTTTTTTCAGCTCGTAATAGCTCGATTATGGACATTTTATTGGTAGCCGTTTATGATTGTACGTTGATATTTGATTGAATTTGGCTAAATAAACTCAAAAGATCCGTGAGCCATAGATAAACAATTAAATGTAGGCATTAAATAACCCCTATATATTTCTATATAGAGGTTATTGCTTGTATATGGTTATTTATTATTCTCACTTAATGAAACACTTATTATGTTATTAAGTGGAATATTGTGCTTTTCCATGGCTTTACCCATAGCAAAAAATTCATTAATAGCTGAATAATATGCTACATGAACGCCTTTAGTTGATAACTTCATTATTATTTTATATACATTATCTTTTTCCATTGTCTTTTATCCTCGTATATGGTTATTTATTAATATATTGTGCTATATAGCTCATTTCCAAGTATTGTTTTGAGTATATCCTGCGATCTTATTTCTAATATATCGTTGTATTTATCTTCATCTTCTATATCAAGTGAACATTCATTAGATATTAAATCACCATTTTTATCTGTATACCAATACTCCATGAATTGATCATAAAAACATCTATTATTGATATCTGTTATATTATCGAGTTTATCTCGGACTTTATTGGCTATTGTTGAAAAATCAAAAGTATAATCTTCATCTATCAAAGTTCCATAAAGGCTATGGTTTAATAAACTTATATTATTAATAGTTTCTTTATCTAATAAAGTTATAAATTTATCATGTATTATTTTATCTATATTCATTGTTTTACACTCCTATTTATATAATTTAATGTTCTATTTATTGTCTTATACCATTCAATATCTTTTATATATCTAGTGCCATTAATGGTTTTTAATTCATTTTTGGTTTTTTGATTTTCAAGATATTCAATTATTTTATTTATATTCATGCTTAAAAATCCTCAAATATAATTACATCATGGTCATCTGTTTCATATACTGAATAATCGTGCTTCAAATCATGCGCAAATTTTTCATAATCAAAATAATTAGATATAGTCGAATTTGAGTCATATTCAGATAATACAACTTCATCAGCATAATTATCTGCATAATCTTGAAACTTAGCATAATCAGTATGATATGTTCTATCATCTAGTGATGATATATCTTCACTCGGATACATTTCTTTAAATCCTTTAACAACTTCATAACCATGTCTTTCTATTGCATAAGCATAATTAGATATTTCTTCAATGCTTGGATATTCACCTAAATTAATAAAATCATCATAATCATGTATAGCCCACTCTTCAGCAAATGGCATTTTTGAAGATTTAAGCATTTTATCAATTTCTTTTTGTATGTAATCTTCTATATTAGTATCCCATATTAATTGATCGTCTAACAAAGTAATCCATTCACCATGTAAAACACCACTATTATAAGAAGATAAACAAGCGACATAGATTTTTCTATATGTTTTATTTTTTTCTGTTTTTTGTTGTATATTCATAATAACCTCATATGTTTATTAGTTATCTTAATATTAAATGATTCAAATTATTTTGTAAACAAAATATTCCTATTATTTTTATCTTTTATTTTATTCTTAATATGCTTAATATTGAATATTACATCTTGGATTTAACTTGAATTGATTGAATAGACAACTATGATTGATTGAATTTGGCTAAGTTTGGCTAAGTTTGGCTACTTGGATTGAATGAATGAACAACTGAGATTGAATGAATCACTTCCATGTGATTCTGTGAGGACAATTATTGGTTAGCTTCCATGAATCGAGTTTTGTCATTTTGTGAAAATATTTTACTTGGCAGATTGTATTCGGCTCGGATTAGATTAATTTTTTCACAGTAACAAGCCCATTCATTTAACAAATTTACTTTAGGCTCTTTAGTAAATATCTTATCAAAGCCTTTATTGAATTGATCCTTATTCATTGGTCTTTGTTTGCTCCCCTTTGACATCTTATTCTCCTAATTCCATCTTAGATTGTACTAGCTGATTAACCATTTCATCAATGCCTTGAACACCCTCTATCTTATGATCTTCACATTCAGTTTGAAATTCATCTACTGTCATAGAAGATACTTCTTCAATTATTTGTTCTTGTCTTTGTACCCATTCTTCTTTGCTCATCTTTATTCCCCTATATGTCCTGTTAATTTACTATCTCTTTCTCGCTTACAATTAAACCAATGTTCTTCTACATTCTCATCATTATTGACTACATATAATCCATAAATATA